TCATAACCAACATGGAAGTCAGTTGCATGACCAGTAAAGTCAGAGCCAGTAAAACCGGCGTTGTTTTCAACGTTCACGTAGGGACCAGCAATAGCAGCACCATGTGCCATGCCGAGGAGGAGACCGGAAGCGATAATAGATTTCATTGTAGCTTGTTTAAAAAAGAATAAGTGTACTGACCGCGATTACCATAAATACCCCAGCCTAACCAATAGTAGGCAGAGTTCATATAGTACTCAACGGTTTGATGTTTTAGTTGAAACGAATAGAGATCATCTCTGAACTCCATTTCATTAATCATGTAGCGTGTTTGACCCTCCAACGAGGATGGGTCACAACGCCACTGTTTACAGAACGCACCCAATCCATCATAACGATTCTGGGAGGTCCATTGGATGAGCCCGTAGCCCCCTCTCAGGCACTGATCGTAAGGCACAATGGCCCCACCCTCACATACCTTGGGTCGGAAGTTAGACTCTTGTTCGATGTTGCCCAGGATCACAGCCAGGGCAGTCTTGTCGGTAACTTCAGCACGAGTCTGCAGTTGCTCCAGAACATACTGCTGGGCTGGCGTGCAATCAGGGCAAGTAATCATTTTTTCTTAGCGGTTTTAGCGGCGCGTTTGAAGTTAGCTGCGGTAGGAGCACCTTTGCTCCCAGGCTTCCGCATCTTTTCTCCCGAACCTTTTTTAATACGCATTCGTTTTGCGTGGATGTTAGCGTAGAGACCTTTAGGCATTACTTTTTCTTGCCGCCTCCTTTCTTTTTACCGCAAGCCATTACCAAACTCCAGGGATAATTTGACCAGTTAGTGCGTACGCTCCAAGCGCAGCCATCACACCTAGCATAGCCAGGCGACCGTTGAGCATCTCAGCTTTTTCGTTGTGAGTCACAGTGTAATTGTCGTCAGTGTACATGGTGGGTTCTTTTGCAAAGAGGTTTTGTTGTCCGCGATCGTTGGTGGTAACGGTCATTAGAATTGTACGTCAGAGTTTTCAAGTTTTTGCATAACTTCTTGGCGGTATGCAGGGTCGCGATCGTATCGTGGATCAGACATAGCGGCAACCAGCTCTTGCTGACTGCGGAATGCAGAGCCTGAATCAGAAGCACTACGACCAGTCAACAACTGCCCGTCAGTACCTACTGAATCAACGTACTGGTTGTTAAGAGCTTGGACAGCAAAGAAGATTGCATTGGGATTACCAGTCTCCATGACTGCATCATACATCTGAATCTCTTCTTGCGACAAGTTAGTACCTGCCCAATTAAGCATAGCCCTATACTCTTGCTCGCCTCCTACCATTTGATAAAGTTCGTTAGCTTGTTCTTGAGTAAGTTGCTCAGATTCAGGTGCATCGTTTACTTCTTCTTCTTGTTCTGCTGGCTCGCCTTCGTCTTCGGTGGTTTGTACTTCATCGCGTGGTTCTCCGAGTTTAGTTTGCAGTTCAAGATATGCTTTTTCTAACTCGCCTTGGTCTTTGAATTTACCAGCGAGTAGCGGTTGCTCTCCACCCTCAAGAGACTCAGCAACCTGCAGGGAGTCTTGCTCATCAGCATTAAATTCTGGCTGATCAGCAGGTGTTTCATTCATCGTAAGAGTTTCGCTCATGCTGTTGGTGGTTGTGGTGGTTCAGGAATTTGAGATTGTTCTTGCTGCATCATTTGCATTGCAGCTTGTTCACGTTTTTGATCAACGGCTGCCATTTGAGGCATCTGTTGTTGTGCAAGAATCTGTTGCTGTTGTTGTGCAGCAGCTTCAGCTTCAGCCTGTTGTTCATCCATGCTCTTCACAAGGTTGAGCACGTCAATACCAGAGGCAGCAGCCAAACGCTTGATAACTTCATCAGTGTTGACAAACTGAGCAATGGCTTCGGGTCCGACAGTTTGAGCAATGACAGTAAGGAACTGTGCAAGGCTTTCACGATCTTGACCACGACCAAGGGCATTAATACCAGCCACAATAGTGGGTCTGACAATACCACCCTTAGGAAGACGTGGGATTTCACCAGTCTTTTGAGCCATACTGAGCTTACGGTTTAGATAAGGTACAAGGAACTCAACAGTCAACAGGGAGAATAATCCACCAAGTTGTTGTTCGAGTTCAAGTTGCGTCATCCGCACCTCTTCAGCTGTAGTGCGTTCAGAGTCCCTAACATTAAGGATTAAGAATGCTTCACTGAGACGTTGAGTCAGAGAGCCGATCATTTGATAGGCAGTCTGGAAGTCAGCTGTCTTCCCAACCTGCACTACACCAATGTCATCAGGTCGTCCCTGGATGATAGCACCGTTACCTGCCTTAGCAAGTGTCTGGGGCTTGGTGGTACTGCTTGGGCTGACAGTAAACACTACCTTAGCAGCTGCAGCGGAGCCTTCAACGATGGCTTGTGACAGTGCTTCAAGTGACTTGAGGTCACCGATGAACTCCTCGACTCTACCACGTCCGTAGACTTCTCCGTCCACGTGGTTGAATCGTAGCACAAGCCATGGGTTTGCGTCAACAGGAGCCTTACCCATGGACTTGGGAAGGATCTTATCGTATACCTCTTGGTGCCAGATCCATCTGTTGTTATCCAAAGTGACGTGTGTATAAATATCACATTCATCATCTCGGCCAGATGCATCGTCAACTACTGAGTCATATTCATTTGGTTTGAAATCGGGGTAAAATTTTTTGAGTAATTTTTTCGAGATTGTTTCTTTTGTTACGATTTCAATAACATTACCGTTACCATCTCTATCTACCACATAGCGGTTGAGCGGATAAAGCTTAAGCCCATCCTTACCCATGAAGATAAGAGCATTACCAGCAACAACAAGATGCTTAAGTGCTTGATGAACTACAACACGATCACCGGAAGCCGCAATGGATTCCATGATGGTGCGTTCAATTTTAGCAAACGACAAGTCAAGTTCTGATCTAATCTCAGGACCAAGCTCTTCAGGAAGATTAATATCGTTAACCTGGAGTTTAAAGAAACTGGTTTGTGGTGGTAGCAATGCAAGCATAAGTTACTTGCAAGCGTCACCACACCTTTGGCTCCAGTTGATTGCCAGGGTGTAGTAAGTTTAAGAGCACCTTTAGTAAAGTGCTCATCTTCTCTGATAAGATAAGGTAGAGTTAGATCTGCTGCTTGTCTAGCACTGTTTAGAAACTGGGAACGGTCTGAAGACAATCTGTCATAGCGTGATTTAGCAGTCATCAGATGTTAATATTGCTAGATTGAGTTGTACTGAGTCCACCGTAAGCTGAACGCCTAGAGGCAAACTGCTGTTTTCTACGTTTAAACTGGGGAGTACCTGCTGCAGAAGGCGTGCTAGCAGCTGGTCGGATTTGCAGGCCAGCAGCTGCTCTATTTGCAAATGCTTGGTTAGATGCTGAAATCCTTTCACGCTCAACACGCGCCCTTTCATCTGCAGCTTGTTGGTCTTGCATTGCTTGCATATCTGCAGCTGCTTTGTCCTGTATTTTTAATAATTCTGTGGTAAAAAGATCTTGTTGTTTTTTACGTTCTTCAGCATCAATACGCATTTGTTCAGCAATACTTGCCTGGGCAGCAGCAGCTTGCTCTTGAGCCACCTTTAACTGGTCTCTCAAATCCCGGCGTGCTTGACGCTCCGCCTGCTTCCTTCTTTTGCGTTCTTTTCTTTTACGCCGACGGCTTTCTCTGCTCATGAGTTTTCATCCATATAATTTATGACCCACTCAACGACACTACGTTGACCGGATCGGTACATAATTTTTTCAAGTGTATCTTCGGGTGTAGGGGTGGTGGGTGGAAATGTCTCTTGAAGCTTATTAAGCATAGCGTTAGCGGTCATACCACGAACGTCAAGGAGGTTTAGATCAGGCATATTGGGGTAGGTTTACATTAGAATGCTCAAAAAAAGCAGGCATTCTAGCAGACTTGGTTTCGGAAAGTTCAGGAGCCTTACCCTCATACATTAGCCGATCGCTAGAATCAAGCCAAAATTTTTTGTCCAAATATTTGTCCTGAGTATTAATGCCTAGTGGTTGCATTACCCAGTTGATAGTTGCCTTGCGGAGTTTATCAAGAGAAGGAGAGATGTCAAGCCCCAACTCGCGACAAATAAGGCTATTGGTAGCAACGTGGATTTGTTCATCACGACTAATGTCAGCACTTACTGTACGCATTCCAGCGTCACCGTTAAAGCGGAAGAATGGTAGAAGAACGAAGAAAATTGCACGCTCGGCAACCATCGCTTTCGTGATAGTGTGATCTGGATGCGCGATCCAAGCTTTCTGGAGTACCAGGGCCTCCTTTTCAGCCTTTTCATCAATACCGTAGGCATTTGCAATATAACCCAGAGCGAGATCATGGTTTTCCTCGTCTGTGACGTTGGATTCCAAAAGACTACGCGCGGAGTCAGGAACATTTTTATCCAAGGCATCTTTAATAAAATCTCCCACAGGTAGTTCCATATGTCGCAAGGCAAGAGCACGGAAGATTGCCTCCTCCGCGCCCTCTTTGCATGTACCAGCAGTTGTCTGTACTGGTGTCCATTTGCGCTTTCGCGCCATTAGTTTTTCGTAAGGGTTCATTCTGCACAATCACATTGAGGTTCAGGGGTGTCCTCAAGCAGGCTGTTCAGATAATCATTTACATCCTCCTCATCAAGAGCAGCATACGCATTAGACTTATCTTGAACATCGCCCATAACTTGAAGCGAGTAATAAAGTGAAGTCTGGGGCGATTCAAGCCACTCTTCAATAAATGCTTCGTCATACGTGACCACATCAGACCACGAGTTGAAGCTGTATCCGTGAAGAAGTCCAGTTCGATTAAGTAGAGTCATGATGCCATCGGCAACACGTTTGTAAGCTTCCCAGCCTACTTTAGAGGCGATCTCTACGTCGCCATAGTTGTAAGTTTGTACTCCGAAAGTACCGCTGTCGCGATCGACTGTCTGCGAGATAGGTGGAGCGATTTCTGGTGTGCAAGTATAACCATCCAGATCTGTGCTTCGATAACTGCAGGAGGCAGTGGGCGCAATAGCAAAGGCTCGAACCATTTTAGCAGCGCGAGCAACTTGGGCAGCCTGCTCAATTCCAGAGTTAATTTGGGTGACAAGTTCATAAGCTGCAGACCGTACTGATTCTCCTTTGTTGAATTGTTCCAACGCACGACCGAACTGATCATACGTTACTCCGTACCGCCGTAGGAGGTTGGCAAGACCAAGCATTCCGAGTCCCACCTGTCGATCAGTTTCAGACGGGAGGTATTCTCCAGAATCTCCGACACCTGTTCGACCATGAAGCTCGCACAACTCGGACATACCTTCAAAGAATGCACGTGGGATGTCGTCGAACTCACAGGCTCCGAGATTGACATGTTGTAGCAGGCACGTTCCTCGTGAGGGCAAATATACTTCGAGACAGACGTTACCTCGGATTCGTTTTCCTTCATTGTCATACTTTACTTTATTAAGCCAGATGTCGCCGGAACGGATTCCGTAAAGGAGTTGATCTTTGAATTTACACTCTCGCCACCACTCTTCAGTAATGTTGACGCAGCGTTTAACCCAAGGAAGTTCTGAGCGTGGAGTATTAATGAAACTGAGGCAATCAGGATGGCTGAGGTCGAGATGGCAAACAATAGCGCCATTTTTGTACACCCCGCCTCGTCGGAGGATTTCATTTAGAGTACTGTAGATTTTTGCAAAGGATACAGGACCACTAGCGGTAACACCAGACGGTCGCTCATGACCTTGTGGGTCAAGTTTAGATAGGTGGACAGCACAACCTGCACCATAGCGCAGAGCGTGTGAGGCAAAGCGCCAAGACGCTTCAATGCCTTCAGGGCCTTCCATCTCATTCTCAACTACAAACACGGTGCAGCTGACTGGGAGGGGTGAGGTTGGGTCGTCAATCCAGGATTGGACACGACCAGTGCGAGAGATATAGTTGGACATTTTAGATAAGGTCGCCAAGGTGGGGAGGTTTGTAGTTTGGACCCTTCAGTACTTTACCATCAGCACGAAGGACTGGTTGCCCATTTTCGTCCAGTTTGGACATGTTGGATTTATGGACTCGATCTAGGGCTTCATCGAGGTTCCACCCTTCGTTTGCTGCATATTGGTAACAGACATACACAAGGTCCGCAAGTTCTTTAAGGACGTGATCCATTGGCTCACGGTGGTATGCTTCATGAAACTCAGACCATTATTCATCGATCAAAGATTTCTGCTTCTTGCGATGGATCGCCCCACTCTGGACGCTGAAGGCGGAGCGAAACTCGTGGGCTTGTTGTAGTAGTGTGGGATAGCTCATTTTCAAGATAGTGGATTGCTTTTTTTAGATCTTGTTCCGCACTATCTTTGTGACCAGCACGGCAAATGTATTTGATGGCATTACCCAGATGGTAGTTTAATCCTTGGTCTCGGATGAAATCCCAAACTTCGATGGATCCACGGGTGTAGTAAGACGGGGAGTCGGCCAATTTTTTACTAAGTTAGATATGTTGTTGGTCAGACAGAAGTTCTGTCGTTGTAGCGCAAGAAAGATTGTAATAATGTCTTCCTTTTTGGCGTCAGGATTTTCCAGAGCGTCCTTTATCTGACGCATCTTTAGATCCTGCTCTATTGTCAATTCTGTAATCACTGGAGGGGGTCCAGAGAATTGGGTTCCTATTGATGAAGTCATAGTCAGTGCATTGAAGAATCTTTGCAAGTCTTGCGTTCTCAAGCGCGACTTCCTCCGAAAGATCTTTGTCAGCGAAAGCCTCGACAACAGTCTTCCAAGAATACCCTTTCTCTTCAAAGAGGGTGATTGCACGCTTAACACCAATACCGGGACATCCGGCATAACCATCAGTTTGATCTCCTGCTAATGTTTGAACAAGATGCCAACGTGCTCCCTCGTCGGGTTCCACATTCATCAATTCTGACATGTCGAACAACTTACCAGGAATCTGGCGCATGTCCTTATCAGGAGAACAAAGAACGTTATCAGGGTTAGCTGTGGCATAAATACCCAAGGCATCATCAGCCTCAAGTTCGGGCATTACAATAACTTCATACTCAGTCTTGAGTTGGTTAATGACCCGTTTGTATCCGCAAGGTTTTTTACGGTTACGATGCCCTTTATATGCGGGCTGGATGGATTTACGAAAGTTTACACTGTCGCTAAAAAACAGAACTACATCAGGTACATCCCATATAAAATGTTGAGTAAGTTTTTGGATGTCACGCTTAACAGCAGCGTAAGCATCACTAAATTTACTTGTGACTAGAATTACATCATCACCCCAATCAACTTCTGTTTCGGCGGCGGCACAGCATTTGTAAACGACAAAATCGGCGTCTACAAGTAGCTTCACCTGCCTTGCCCCCGGTAAGCTTTCTTACCAGCCTTGGGCTTGCTATGGCGACCAGCACCTTGCTTGGTCTTCTTAGATTTGAATGCTTGGAACTTTTCCAGTCCCATCATAGTTTTACTACGCATTAGTGGGTTTCACTCCAGTTTTTTCCGGTGGTTGCTTCAGCGTCGATTTCGACTCTGAGGTTGTAGTATTCTCCAGCTTCTTTAGCTGAATATACCAAGGATGAACAAAGGTCTTGTGCGTGCACTGGGGCACACTCGAATTGTAACTCGTCATGTACAAAGGCTAGCTGGCTACAGCATAAATCTAGTAGTTTTAAATTGTTTTGATTGATGACCATCCAACGCTTAGCCAGTATAGCACTGTTGCCTTGGAGGCAGTAATTCAACGCTTTATGCGGTGAATCCACGATAATTTTTCTGCCATCGAGAGCTTTGATAAATCCACGCTCCGAAGCTTTCTTAATTGCCTCCAAGAGTTTATCGAGTCCATCAATCGCCTCAACGTAGGCGGTACGAATCTCCTTGCCTTTCTTTTTGGCTGCACTTGACGATAATTGTTTGTCATAAGAATGTCCAATTTTTTCGTCACCTGCACCATAAAGAAACGCATACGTGACGGTCTTCACTAATTTCCTAGAAATTCCTATCTTGTCTGCATTGACTTGGTGGATGTCTCCGTTGAGGAGAATGTCGGCGTACCTGCCTCCGTCATACCTGGCAAGAAAATGGCTAAGCATCCGCAACTCAATCCCAGCAAGATCAGCACCGACCATAACTTGACCGGGACTGGGCTGGAAAAGTTCTCTAAACCTTGAATCGCTTGGGACTTGTGCGAGATTGGGGTGACGGTGTGCACATCTAAACGTTGACGTTGCGACTGAGCAGTGGTGATGTATCCTCTGTTCACTCGTAACAAGCTTCAGCCAAGCGTTCGTGCCTTGCGAGAGGAGACCAAGCATTTTGGTTACCGTCAAACATCTCAGCAACATCGTAGAAATCTCGGATCCTATCTCTTTCAGAATAGGCTCGTCGATAATAGGCTTCCCAGTGGCAGTCAGCTGGCTTGGTTTCCATCCATAGAAGGTCGTAAGAATCCATGCTATATGATCTCGTGATGTAGGGTTGAACTCTTTTAGTCGTGTAAATGTTGCGCCAAGAACATAGCCTTGTGTTTTGTTATTTCTTTTAGGAGTTTTTTCCTCGCCTTTGACGAAAGGGTGCCTTTTTCGTAATACTTCATGAGTCTCTTCCAATTCTTTTTGGAGAGCCTGTGTAAGCTCCCATGCAGCTCTCTCATTAAAATACCATCCATGTTCCTCTTGTCGTTGTAGGATTAAGGCTGCTTCTTGTTCTAGCGCAACCCAGCTAGGTATGGGCGGAAGTGCTCGCATAGTTTGGTGGTAACTTTAACATCTTGTACGCAGTAGTCCTGCATTTCCTTTGACCAGTTCTTCCAGTCACTTGACTTACCGAACTCACCTTTGTTTTCACCAAGACGATACCCATAAGCTTCTAGACTGTGTGATCCGTACAACTTCAGAGGCATACCATCCCAAGTCTTTTTCTTATCCAGATCCATCAAGTCCGGGTGATAAAGACGGCTAAGCAGAAGAGTATCCAGGCAATCACCAACACGTCTAAACCATGGATAAAGTTTATTGATGACGCTAAGATCATAATTAATAATGTTATGACCAGCAATGAGATCTGCATCTTCAAGGAACTGGACACCACGAACAATCGGGTCCGCCGCGGGTTTGTCAGTAGCTCTGTCAAACGCCTGATCATTGAAGACCATTGTCTGTTCAGTGTCTGTATCATGGATAACAAGACAGTGGATTTGGGTAACATCACGTAGAAGTCCGTCCGTTTCAATGTCAAAAATTAACATCGTTCCAATGGCGTACAACGCCTGCACAAATGAACATGTTTGTAATCAATACAAGACCATCAATAAGGATCAGTTTAGCGACCATTCCAGCGGTAGGTCTTGTCTTTGAATTGTGCTTTTTCAACTGCTTCAGGTGTTGGCGGTTTTGGTCCGAGCACCCAACCAATACCTTCGTAGAAGGCTGCATTAGAAGTCGGTTGTTGCATCGAAGTCTGGTTCTGCTTGAGTTTCATTGAATTTACAAGTGGATAGGTCATAACTTAGTCGGCAAGAAACGCCTGTTTCGCCAGAGTAGCGATTTTTGAGAACTCTAACAGTTGTATCAGAGTGTTTAGATCCACCCTGCTGATCTCTTTCGAGTCCAATAACTGCATCGCTAAGTTGAGCGATCGCCGCACTTCCTCTAAGCTGTCCGAGTGTAACACGCGCTCCTTCTTCATGGTTTTGATCTCCTGAGGTACGTTTAAGGTGAGACACAAGGAACAGTGCAATACCTGTACGCTCAACAAGAGAACGTAGGCGCGTCATTGTAGTGTCAATCATGCGCCGTTCGTCACCATCTAATCCACTGAGGAGGATCGAGAGGTGATCAAGGAAGATGACTTTGGTGTCAAGTCCTGAGGCGAGGTATTCGATTCGGTTGTAAATAATGTCAGGGTCAAAGCTGCCAAAACCGTCAAACAAATACAAGTCCCACTTTGCGAGAGTATCCTCGTAAGCTTCGGTGAGCGTCTTTCTGTCATGTTCTCCAAGGTGTAATGATTTACCAACGTGGGCAGACATCAACCCTAAAGCTGTACGACGGTTGGATTCTTCCAACGCCAAGTAACCAACCCGTTCTCCTTTTGAAAGAAGGTGAGTTGCAAGTTCACGACAGAATGAGGATTTACCGATGCCAGATCCTGCAGTGATTGTGACAAGCTCTCCATACCTGATCCCGTGAAGCTTTGATTGTAATCCTTGAAATGGGTAGTCATGATCAGCAGCTGGTGATGGTGTAGTGACAAGTTCTAAGAGTGACTTACCATCGACGATACCGTCTGGACGGTAAGGTTTTGCGTCCCATATAGCGCGACAAACCGCCTCAGAGTCACGGGCAGAGATGGCGTCTGACGCATCTTTGTAATCGCCCAATAGGTTAGCAATCTTGACCTTGCCAGGTGGCAATACGCTAGCTGATTCCTCCGCCGCTTTACGGCCCGCCTCGTCATTGTCGAAGAACAAGACAATCTCTTCATAGCCCTGTAACCATTGTAGGTTCTTCTGGATGGCTTTTCGTGCACCTGCTGCACCGGATGGGAGTGATACCATCGGCCAACCTGGCATCGCTTCCTGACCGCTTGCGGCGTCAAGTTCTCCTTCGTAGATAACAACCCGTTTACCACTGGTTGGAAAAAGGTGTTGACCAAAGAAAGTTCCAGGGGAATCGCCTTCATAGGTAAATTGTTTGTCTTTGGTTTTAATTTTGGCGCCAACTACGACACCAGACTCGTCATGATAGTAAAAGCGTAGCTTAGCACCATCACGGTAGATCTTATACTTCTCGCATACCTTTTGTGAAAGGTTGCGTTTCTGCAGCCGTTCGGCTGAACCTAGTATTTGCACACGTTTGTTTTGATGAATGTGTAAAGAAGGTTCGCCATCACCGTGTGTGTAGTGATGGCAAACGAAACAATATGTGTGCCCATCTGAGTAGACACTGCTGGCATCAGATGATCCGCAGTTATCACAAGACTCATGTCTGATAAACTCAGATGAGCCATTTAAGGGGGATGTTGTGGAATGATGTCCACGGAATGTCATGGCGTTCGCACCATTTAGCGTATGTAGTTTTTGATTTCTTGCTGATTGTATTGAAAGGAGCTTGGAATACCATGCGAAGATCAATGTCAGGGTTCAGCGTCTTAACCGCCTTAATCTTTCTCCGATCATCAGCATCCCAGTAACCTTTGCATTCAAGCACAACACCATTGGGTAAAATAAAATCAGGTGTATAAATATGCTCAATAACGTAGGGAACTTTGGTTGTTTCGTATTCATACTTCACTCCAAGCTCGACAAGTAAATCAGCAACCTTCTCCTCAAGCTTGGAGCGGAATGCCATTAGTCGTCAATCCCTTTCTCAATGATCTCCTCCACAATCTCGCTGATTGCACGACGCATCTCATATTTGAAATCGTTGCGATCAGCTTTGTAGCGGGTAGCACTAAGTTCAGGAAGGTTGACGGTAAGTGTTCCCTTGTACAGCCCGGTGGCTGCATCTTTCTCAACGTTAAAGTCTACCATCAGAAGTCATCCTCATCAACGTTTGCAGTCACATTAGGCTCACCAGCTTTGAATCCTTCAGTCTTGCCAAACAGTGCGGCAACGTCATCAGCATTCATGTCGCCGGTATCTACACCAGCTCCTGCATTGAGAGACACCAGTTGTACACCAACCAGTTTAAGACTTGTTCCATACGTGACTCCATCACGGAGGATATATGGTTTCTGATAGAACGCAATCTTAACTTGGCTACCAGAATACATGGGTGTATCTTCGTCCGTGATATGCGTACCTTCGGTGTCAACAACGGGCGGACGGGTTTCTTCATTCCAAGAGAACTTAACTTTGTATTTACCCTCAGACACCTCTTCCCAAGGTTCAGGTTTGAGAGTAGAGCGCTTAGGGTTCTTCAGTTTACTTTGTGCCCATTGCAGTGACTCTTCACGGTCAGCTTCAAGAGCATCAATCATATCCTCACCAACCAGGGCGGCGAGAGAGTAACCGAACTTGCTCGGTTTCAGCACAGCTTGATAACCTTCAAGGACAACAGGCTGTTCAGTTTTGTGGATAGTGCGTGCCATTAACAAAAAAAGTAGGTGGATTCAATCACGGATTCTGGTTCAAGATCTCCGATGATCGGTGGGTCAGTCTCCGCTCCTATTTGGTGAGCGAAGTCTCGCAAGTAATCATGCTCTGCGAAGAGGTGCATATATGTTTCTCGTACGATTGTACTGAGAGAAGGCATGTCAGTAGCACGACACAATACAGAGTCATGAATGAGAGCGATCGGTGCGTCGAAAGCCAACGCAGAGAAGTGGAGCAGCGATGCATCAAGTGAATGGATTAGATTCGGCGCTGTTGCGTTCTTGTGGTGTTGCTTGTCAACCTTGTCAGAATCGCTGGTAGCGACAGTTAACTGACAACGACCAAGTAACTGTAAGTCAATACGTACAGTCTCTTTCTTCATGAGCTTTTGAGTAACGACAAAACCTGATGGAGTTGTCCACATCAGCTCTGTCTCACCTCTGTCGATTGCCTTAGCAACCTCAGACTCAATCCAACTCATGACAGCCATAGGACCAGGAACAACCTCATCCATAGCGTTTCTAACAGCGACCACAGTCTTTGTCAAGTCGTCTTTATCAATCTCAATGCCTTTCTCAGCTAAGGCTTCTTTGATGTAACCTCGGTTGGAGAATGGCTTGGCATTGTAAGGAACTGTCATGACGACACGCTTAACAGTCTTTCTATCCATATGTGGTTGGATAGACTTGGGACAGTAAGGTGTAGCAGTCTGTGCAACTACCTTGTAAGCATCTTGTGGACGATCAGATGGTAGCACATTGACAAGCTTAGCTGTGTTCTTATCACGTGCAAGCCCAGCTAGTATCTGTAGACCACTACATGTAGCGTCTGTAGCTACAGGGAGACTTGTAAAATGACGATCACACTTAAGCACACAATGATAATACTCATCACATGCTGCCAGAAACTGCCATGGCTCATCTGCTGCTTCCCATTCGTGAATGTGTTTGATGGGATCAGAGGCGACACAAGTAATTAGATACGAGTTGTTCTTTACCCACTCCAAGCGTTCAAGCATTGGAGCTTTATCAAGACCATAAGTTGTAGCAACTTGGAATGCTAACCAGTCCTCAGCTTCAGGAGTCATATACGACTCATCAGCAAACTTCAACAAACTTTTTCCAAAGTCTGTATCTTGTGGTGTGAGGAAGGCAGGGATTGGATAAGCACGACCACGATAGTCAAACGACCACGGGATATAGAACTTATCACGTTCTTTAAACCTAGCTACTGCTTCCATCGTCATGCGAGTACGACATGACTTTCTAAACTCTTGTGCTTGTAGGTTGTGTACCTCAGCACATGCCCTTCTGTATGACTGCCGAGTTTCTTCGTTCTCAGCAATATCTACAGGCTTGGGTGGTAGTTCATGATGGATAATAGGGAGGAACTTACCAACAGCTCGTTCCAATCTATCTAGTTCTTCCGCTACACCCACAGTAAAGGGGTTTAGTCGGTAAGCAACCTTCTGGATCTTGTTCAGA